CTATGAACATAATTAGCAGCAGTTGTAATACCTGTTACAGAAGCTGTATAAGTTGTAGTTGTATAAGTTTTTAAAAATGTTGAACCACTTTTATCAGATTTAGATAAACTCATTGAAGGTGTTGCCCATGTAATAGTAAAACTAGCATTACTTGTTGTGTATTCTGATTCTGAACCTGTATTGTGATTAAATCTAACAGTAGCCGCTGCTGAACCTCCAGTGATTGTAGATGAAACTGGTCTAATATATGATGAACCATTTGTAGTAAAAGTTTGTGTCCAATCTATAGTGGCTGCTGGTGTATTACTTTTAGCTCCTGCTGTATATGAACCTAATGTTCCTGTTACACTGCCTGTTGTTCCTGTTATTGAATAAACAGAACTAATATAATCACTTGTCACGTCATCAGGATTAGTTACTGTAACTGTAAATCCTGTTGCTGCTACGTCCCAATTTGGAGAAGCACTTGGCGTTCCTGCTGCCGCTAGTGTAGGTGTAAATGTTGCTAAAGTTAATCTTAAAGCACTAGAAACAAATTCTGCCGTTCTTACTGTAGATGTTGTTCCACTTTCAGTGTAACCTGTAAGTGTTCTATAAATTCCTGATGTTGTAAAAACTAAAGGACTATCTGCTCCTGATCCTGTAAATCCTATAATACCTTGTGAACCTGTAAATCCTGTTGAACCTGTATAACCAACTCCAGAAGATCCTGTGTAACCAACTCCTGCTGATCCGGTAAATCCTGTTGAACCTGTATAACCAACTCCAGAAGATCCTGTGTAACCAACTCCTGCTGATCCGGTAAATCCTGTTGAACCTGTATAACCAGCACCTGCTGATCCAGTATATCCTATTGAACCTGTGTAGCCGTCTCTACCAATTGTTCCGTCAACACCGGCTGATCCTGTATATCCTAAACTACCTGTAAATCCTAAATCTCCTTTTGAACCTGTATAACCAGCGCCTGCTGAACCAGTGTAACCTAAACTTCCTGAATACCCTAAATCTCCTTTTGAACCTGTATAACCAGCACCTGCTGATCCTGTAAATCCTAAACTTCCTGTAAATCCTAAATCTCCCTTAGAGCCTGTGTACCCAGCACCTGCTGATCCAGTATATCCTATTGAACCTGTGTAGCCGTCTCTACCAATTGTTCCGTCAACACCGGCTGATCCTGTAAATCCTAAATCTCCTTTTGAACCGGTAAATCCTGTTGAGCCTGTGTAACCAGCACCGGCTGATCCTGTAAATCCTAAACTTCCTGAATACCCTAAATCTCCTTTTGATCCTGTATAACCAGCACCTGCTGATCCTGTATAACCAACTCCTGCTGATCCTGTATAACCAACTCCTGCTGATCCTGTATAACCAACTCCTGCTGATCCTGTATAACCAACTCCTGCTGATCCGGTAAATCCTGTTGAACCTGTATAACCAGCACCTGCTGATCCTGTATAACCAACTCCTGCTGATCCGGTAAATCCTGTTGAACCTGTGTAACCGGCGCCTGCTGATCCTGTATAACCAGCGCCCGCTGAACCAGTGTAACCTAAAGAACCTGATGATCCTGTAAATCCTGTTGAACCAGCTGAACCTGTATAACCAGCGCCTGCTGAACCAGTGTAACCTAAAGAACCTGATGATCCTGTAAATCCAACACCTCCAGATGAACCTGTAAATCCTCCACGTGATGGAAGAGTAACTTTTACTTGTTGATTCTGACCTTTAATTACTGGCATTTATTTTAAATTCTTTAGATTGACAAATCTACCATATTATGTTATAGTATATTTATAAATAATTTTAACTTTATAATAAATGATTTCTATAGCAATTATTGACATTATTGGATTGACTTATGACGGCGACACCTTAAACAAAAGAGGTTTAGGAGGCTCAGAATCCGCCGTTATTTTACTCGCTAAAGAACTTGCTAAAAAAAATTTTAAAGTAACTGTATTTAATAATTGTATAGATAAAGAATCGAAAGAAGGAACATTCGATAATGTTCAATATATAGATCATACCATATTAGATTATAAAAACGACTTTAGTTTTGATGTGGTCATATCTTCCAGAACAGTAATACCATTTTTACCACCTCATTTATATAACCAATTTGAAAATTTTAAACCTCAAAGATATTCTAAAATAAAACAAAATGCTAAATTTAAAGCAATGTGGATGCATGATACTTTTGCTAAAGGAGATCATCTACTAGAAGATATGATCGTTCACAAAGATATGGATGAAATATTTACTCTTTCAGATTTTCATACTTCTTATGTAACTACATGCGATCATGGTAAAAGAAGAAATTTTGAAGTATTAAAATCTCATATGTTTATGACACGTAATGGTATTGTTCTTTATAAAGATGAAATAGACATAAGACAAAAAGATCCTCATTTATATGTTTACAATGCTTCAGTTACAAAAGGCATGTTGCCTCTAGTTGAGAATATATGGGAAAGAATTAAACAACAAATACCTCAAGCTAAATTAAAAGTAATTGGTGGATATTATAGATTTAGAGAAAATGCTATTCCTGATGAACAAGAAAAAAAATGGAGAGAATTAGTCGCTGATGAAAAATATAAAAAATTAGATATAGAGTTTACAGGTATAATTAAACAATCTGAAATAGCAGAATTGATGGCAAAAGCCAGCTTTATGTTATTTCCTGGTGCCTTTCCTGAAACATTTGGTATTTCAACTTTAGAATCTTTAGCTTATAACACTCCTTTAATTACAACTCGTTTTGGAGCTTTAGAAGAAACTGCCGTTGAACAGGCCTGTTATTTAATCGATTATGCAATAGAACCAAATAGTCTTTTTAAATTTATTGACAAAAAAGAACAAGAAAATAAATTTGTAAATATGGTTTTACAGGCCAATAATAATAGATATTTACATCAACAAAAAATGTATTCTTGTAATATTATAAAAGGCATCGTGGGTTGGGATTCAATTGCGTTACAATGGAAACAACATATATATAAAAAATTAGGAGAATATCTTTCAAAAGAAGAATACAAACAAGTTAGTCATATCAATTCTAGGGTTAAAAAGGTATTTGGTAGAAGATTTAGCAATTACGAAGAAAATTATTTACCAAGAAATACTCAACAAAAAATTGTTTTGATTACGCCTACTTACAATGCTTCTAAATATATTGAGAGATGTATCAAATCGGTTATTACACAAGACTATGATAATTATTTAATGGTTGTTATTGATGATTGTTCTACAGATAATACTTATGAGTTGGCTAAAAAATATGAGAGTGATAAGATTAAAGTAATTAAGAATACAGAAAATAAAGGTGCTGTAAGAAATCAAATAGAGTCAATAAATAAATTTTGTGAAAGTGATGATATAGTAATGTTCTTAGATGGAGATGATTCTTTAGTAAACGATAATCAAATATTTCATTTTTACAATAATCTTTATGATGGCACAACCGAGTTTAGTTATGGTTCTTGTTGGTCTATGGTAGATAAGATACCTTTAGTATCTCAACCTTATCCAGAACAAATTAAAAAAGAAAAGAAATATAGACAATACAAATTCAATTGGAATATGCCTTATACTCATTTAAGAACATTTAAGGCCTCTCTCTTAGAAAATGTGAATGAGAATATGTTTAAAGATGAAAAAGGAAATTGGTACAAAGCAGGAGGAGATGGTTCTATTTTTTATACTCTTATAGAAAAATGTCAACCTGAAAAGATCAAAGTGGTGCAGGACATTATTTACAACTATAATGATACCCACCCCTTAAATGATTATAAAGTAAACTCAGAAGAACAAACTAAAAACGCAAATAGGATATTAACTCAATGAAAAAGATATTGATCGCCATACCAACAAACAAATATGTTGAAACAACAACAATGAAGGCCATTTATGATCTTGAAGTTCCTGATGGTTATACAGTTGAACTACAATTTTTCTTTGGTTATCAAATAGATCAAATAAGAAATTTAATAGCAAGTTGGTCTACTCGTTATGACTATTTGTTTTCAGTTGATAGTGATATTTCATTTACACCAGATACACTTAAAAAACTTTTAAGTCATAATAAAGATATGGTATCTGGCCTTTATATACAAAGAAAACAAAACGAACATATATTAGAAGTTTATGAACCTAATGATAGAGGTGGTTGTTCAAATATACCATTCGAAAAAATAAAGAATATTCCATTAGTAGAATTGATAGCTTGTGGTATGGGCTGTGTATTAATCAAAGGAGAAGTTTTTAGATCAATACCTTATCCTCATTTTGTTTATCATTCAGCAATAGATCATAGAAACACAATATCAGAAGATGTTGATTTTTGTAGAAAAGTTAAAGCAAAAGGTTTTGGAATATTTGCTGATACAACAGTACATTGTGAACATATAGGTAATACAATTTTTAAAGTAGAAAGTACACCCAATACACCAACTGTAAATAAAAAAGAAATTAATATACCTGATAGATTAAAAGATTTATCAACAAAAAGATTGTTGCCTCAAATGCATGTAGATTATTTAAAGAGTTTAAGTATATTACCAAAAGTAATTTATGATATAGGTGCTTGTGTTCTACACTGGACAAGTGAAGCTAAAACAATATGGCCAAATGCTGAGTATGTTGTTTTTGAAGCTATGTCAGAGTGTGAATTTTTATATAAAGAAAATAATTTACAATATCATATAGGTGTACTAAGTGATAGAAACGATAGAGAAGTTAATTTTTATAAAAACACTTATCATCCTGGCGGTAATAGTTATTATAAAGAAAACGAACAAATTAGTTCTGAATCAAATAGATTATATAATGAAAGTAATAAAAAATTATATAAAACTAAAACTTTAGATAGTATTATAAGTTCAAAAAACCTGCCTATGCCAGATTTAATAAAGATAGATGTACAAGGCGCTGAATTAGATGTACTAAAAGGATCTAAAGAAGCCTTAAAAAATTGTAAAGATTTAATATTAGAATTGCAAATAGTGGAATATAACAAAGGTGCACCACTAAGAGATGAAGTAATTGAGTATGTTGAGAATTTAGGTTTTAAATTAATTTCTGGTCCTTTTTGCGATAACGGGCCAGATGGTGATTACCATTTTTCAAAAAAAATTAAGGAGTATAAGTAGAAACTACGCCAGGATAAACAGTAACAATACCTTCTACCACACGAGTTACTGTACTGTCAAGCGTGTTAGTTATTTCTACATCATATACCCAACGGCCATCTTCTAATAGAGCTGTTGTAGCTGGGTCTAATTTTATAGTTACAATTCCATCAGATTCATAAATTACAATATCAAAATATACTCTTTCATAAGTATTAGAATATCCTTTGGACATTTTTCCTTGAGCCGTGTGATTAGCTAAACTAAAAGCCGTACCATCACTATTCTGAACAAAGACATCACTTGAAAAAGATGCTCCAGCATCAAGATATAAATTTGCGATATATGCCATTTATTTTATTTCTATTTCTAATTCTTTTACTATTTTATTATTATAATATTCAGTCAATACATCTATTTTTTCAATTTCAACAAGTAATTTTATTTTATTATTTTGCATTTCTTGTCTTGTTATAATGTAATTTTTTAATTTATCACTGAACTTTGTTTCATCATACTCTTTACCGTTAATGGTTATTGACATATAGTCTCCTTTATGATATAATTCATATTATATTTATACGACATAAATAGACCATAAAACAATGAAACAAATTGATTCCGTTCACCTTGAAATAACCAACCGTTGCAATGCAAAGTGTCCTATGTGTTCTAGGACTAATAATCCACTTATACTTAATAATCAATCAGAAATTAGTTATGATAATTTTATTAAGTTTTTTCCAATAGATTTTATCAAGTCATTAAAAAAATTTAAATTTTGTGGCAATTTTGGAGACCCAGCTATAGCTCATGATTTATTACCTATAACAAAATATATTTTAGACAATAATCCTGATATACTAATGTCTTTAAGCACAAATGGTGGTGTAAGAAATACAGATTTTTGGATTAAATTAGGAAAACTTTATAAATTAACACCTAAATCTTTTGTAGAATTTCATATAGATGGATTAGAAGATACAAACCATACATATCGTGTTGATGTTAAATGGTCTAAGCTTATGGAAAATTCAAAAGCCTTTATTAGTACAGGTGCTAATGCTAAATGGTTTTTTATACCTTTTTTTCATAATGAACATCAAGTGGAAGAAGCTGAAAAACTTTCTAAAGAAATGGGGTTTGGAGAATTTGTTTTAAAAATTTCGGCAAGATTTAAGGATTTCAAAAAACCATACTTATATAAAGATAAAGATAATAACAAAAAATCAATTTATCCGCCAACAGCAGATCGTTTTAATATAGAATATATGCAAATTAAAGAAGGCCCGCTTATTTGTTTACATAAACAAAGAAAAGAAATATATGTAGATTCTTGGGGCAATCTATTCCCTTGTTGTTGGACAGCCTCTTTATTTCATAAATCCACTAACTGGTCAATTTATAAAGATAAATATAATATATCATTACATAATAAAAGTATTTTTGAAATTTTAAAAAGTAAATTATATAATGATTGGTTAAACTCAATGTATGCAAACAACAAATCTGTTTGCCATCAACGTTGTACAGGTTCGCAGGTACACGTTATTGAAGTTGATGGAATTAAAACACCACAAAAAACTTTGTGGTACACTAAAGAAGAAAGAATAGACAATGAATAGTAATTATAATATAAACGGAAAAACATTCAACACTTTTGATGTTTTTAGACCTATTGCAACAGGTGAAAAAATAGCAATACTATATTCAGGAGGAAGCAATTCACACCTATTGGCTTTAATAGCTAAAGAAATTTACGGTATAGAAAACATTGTTTTTGTTTTAAATTCTACAGATGAATTTATTAATATAGAAAACAATGAAAAAAAAACAACAAAAATAACAAATAGTTTTAATTCAGCACTTCAAAAATTAGGAGCTGTAAACATATTAAACATTAGTAGTGGGCTTTCCGAACCTCATAGAATGATTTATGATTTGATAGTAGAAAAAATTAATAATGAATACGATAACGTAAAATTTATTTTTGGAGGTTATAACAATAAACACAGAGAAACTATACAACTATTATGGGATTCTGGTTGGGATAAAGGTTTAATATCGTTCTATCAACTATATGATTATTTAAATACTAATTCAGAAAAATATCCTGAACTCTATTATTACGTTAAAAACTTTGACAACAATTATTGGGCAGCTGAAAACGTGTGGGGATTTGAACAAGTAAACTATTATTATCAATCAGTAAAAAAACCTTTTGAAAATTTAAAAAAGATAGATATTATTAAATTTTATCAAATAGTAGGATTAGAAGATAAAATTTTTGACTCTACTTGTTGTTCAGTTTTAACCACAAAATCGCACTGTGGTTATTGTAATGCCTGTTTAGAAAGAAAATACTCATTACTACAAATGAACGTAGAAGATAAAACAGACTACAATTAAATTATTTTTTTATTATGAATATATTATGTGTTAAATGGGGAACAAAATATTCCTCGGATTATGTTAACAAACTATACAACATGATCTTGAAAAATTCAAATGGGCAACCATTTAATTTCTATTGTTATACAGACAACATTTCTAATATATCAAGCAATATAAAAACAGTTAAAATAAATTCAGACTTAAAAGATTGGTGGCCTAAACTTGATCTATTAAATATTTTTAATAAAGATGTAAACATATTTTTAGATTTAGATGTTATTATATTAAATCCTTTAGAAAGACTATTTTCAGTTAAAACAAGAACTTTCTCGGTTTTGTATTCTCAATGGAAAGAAGGGTATTTAATGCCGACAGCAAAAGAAAAATATCCTACTTTATATAATTCATCTATTATGAAATGGGAAGGTAATCAAGGGTTTAAAATATACGATTATTTTCAAAAAAATAAAGAAATGGTTTTATTCAAATATCAAGGCATAGATCGGTATTTGTTTAATGAACCTGTTGAAGTAGATTTATTACCAACCTCAATAGCTTATTCATATTGGAAAGGTGTAAGATATGGTAAAGATACCACACCAGAAAAACTAAGAACAGATTATGAAGTTTGTATTTTAAATCACGGAAATAAACAACAAGATTTAAACACTTGGATAAAAGATTATTGGATTTAAATGTACATTGAAAGTGTAAAAGATAATATTAAATATATTTTATCTAATAAACCATATTTTGAATTTGATTATTTACAAACAGTAGCTAAAAAATTAAATATCAAAAAAGTAATAAAAGATAAAAATGATAATTATTTTGGTGTTGTTTTAATAGATGAAGAACCAGCATATTCATATACAGCCAGAAATGGTGATTTATACGATAAAAATGTTATAAGATGTAACACTAAATTTTTTGCAAATCCTAAATTTGCTGGAAAACTATCATTAAAAACCATGAAAGACATTTATCAAAATGGAATTAATTTATTAGTTGACACAAAAAAATATGATTTTTATTTTATATCTAGGCATCCTAATTCTAAACCAATAAAAAGAATATACAAACAAAAAGGTTTTTATGTTGACGATAATAAACTATATCAAGTAGGAAAAGATTCTGAAAAATCTTCTTCTTGGAGATACATATATTACATAGGAGATATAAAATATTTTAATGTACCTAAAATGTCTCTAAATGAATATTATTCTAAATTTGGTAATTACAAATTCAATAGAAATTGGTCAGATAACGCAATAGAAAATACAAAACATTTGTTCAAAAACAATTCTGTTAAAAGAGTATTAGAAATAGGAACATTTGAAGGAAAATATTCATTATGGTTAGCCGATAATTATGATTTAAAAATATACACTATAGATCCTTTCAAATCAGATATTTACAATTTATCGCAATCTTTATTTAATACTGTTGAGAAAAATTGGTTACATAACTTACACAACTGTAAAAACAATAATAAAATAACTTATTATAAAGACTATTCTTTAAATGTACTTCAAAAGTTAATTCACACAAAAGAAAAATTTGATTTTATATACATTGATGGAGATCATAGATCGCATATTGTTATGCAAGATTTAATATATTCTTTTAATATACTAAATGATAATGGTATAATGTTAATTGATGACGCAGTAAATTGGAAGGCCAGAGATCATAATACAAATCAAATATTAGAAGATGAAACTTTAAGTCCTAAATTAGCGGTAGATAGTTTTAAAAAAATATATAAAAATAAAATTAAAGAATTAATTATACCTAAAAAAAATCAAGTAGCATTGCAAAAAATATGAAAATAGTAGCAGTTAGAATTGGCAATAGATATGGTCCTGAATATGAAACATATTTGGAAAGTAAACTACCTGAATATGAATTTGTTTGGATAAGAGAACCAATGGCCGATAATATTAAATTGCAATGGAACAAAATGTATGGTATGACCCTAAACATTGATGAACCTATATGTGTAATAGATATTGACATATTATTAATCAATGATTATAAAAAAATATTTGAATACCCTATAGAACCTGGCCAGTTTTTAGCTGCTCCAGGATGGTGGAGAGATTTAAAGGGAGAAGAAGGAAAACGATTTAGTATTAATGGAGGATTTTACAAGTATTTTCCAAAAGATTGTCATTACATTTACGAAAAATTTATGAGCAATCCAGAACATTGGCAGAAAAAATATATAGAAGAAGGATTTACTTCAGGCCCGATTAATGGTGAACAACACTTTATAGAGGATTCAGTTAAAGAAAAACTTAAATTGATTAAATTACCAAATGAATGGTTTTGTAGAATGGAGGCTAGAAACAAACATTTTGCAAGACATACTGTAGCTACACTGAATAGATTATATAATCAGGTAACTGGTAATCCTTATATGTTTTTAGGAAATGAATTTTATCCTGATATTAAGTATGTGCATTTTACACATATGGATAACCACCCACACGATTGGGAAAAATACAATTTATTCGTATAAAAATTTACCAGCAACATAAAGAGCTTCTAAAGGAGTTTTAGTTTCTCTTAATTTTTTCTTCAATTCACTATTTGTAGAAGAATTTACCTGTGGCAAATCAAATATTTTTACTTTAAGATTAAATAATAAATCTGTTCCTACATTATCGTTTGTGGGCGTAAATAAATGATCTAATGTTAATTTATCTTGTGGATTAGTAATTGCTGGGTCATAAATTAAACCATATTTTTTTGCTATGTCTTTTACAACCAACTCAAAACTTGCGGCTTGATTTTTATGTTTCTGATCGGTCATTGTAGAAATTTCATCAGTAGTAAAAGTTTCTAATAATTTTTTATACATATTATCGTTCAAATCTGGCTTGATTGCTATTTCTTGGTATGTTTTTAAATCTTCATCATACCATATCGTCAATATTAAATCTTTTTTACTGTTTGAAAAAACAGCATTTGTAAATTTACCTTTACCTAAAATCATTATTGTTTACCTATAGTTAAGTTATATGTATTTATTGTTATTTCTGAACCGTTTGGAAACTCTTGTGCTCTATAATCATCACCACCAACTTGTAATGTTTGATAATTTCCTGAACCATTTAAACGGGTGTCAGTCATAGAGGTACCGCAAGCATTTGCTCCTGAAATATTCCAACCAAATCTTATTCTATAATTAAAAATGCTTTGAGCAGTGTATTTAATTACATTTGTTAATATATTATCAAAAGTTGCTGAAGATGGAGTTTCTATATTGCCATCTAAAGTTATTCTTGAAGGAACTGTATATGAAGTTGTAGATACATTTCTTTTATGTAAATAATAGTTTTGTATTGTTATTGGTTGATCTAAAGTTTCTTGTATACCACCTGCCGTGTATTGTGAAGTATCAGCTCTTGTATCTGTAAAAATTGGTGTAGCACTTACTAATGTATAATTAGAAATGGTATTGGTCGCCGCAATGGTATATATTTCGCCGCCTACAATTAAATTATCTATAGTGTCGTAAGCAAAAGTATCGTACATATCAGGTAATGACATTGAACGTAATTCACCCGTTACTGTATAATAAACAGGATATTCAATATTATTTGTATTTGATGGTTCTGCAATTGAAGAAACAGTTTGATTTATTCTACCGTAATTTACTGTAACTACACTAGGTTCATCTGTCGTATTTTCATCAGGAAAGGCACTAACGTTTGTTGCGGCCGCGCCAGCTTGTAATCTAGTATCACTAATTGTTCCTAAAGATCCTGCTGATCCTACTACAGATAGTGTAACGGAAGGATCATTTACAAATAACCAAAACATTCTTGTTTTGATTTCTGTAATTTGAGTTGATGTTAATTCTTGTAAGTTGCCAGCGTTATAATAAAGAGGTATTCGTACAGCCATAATAATATATTCTAAATCTATTTATGCACCAGCACCGTAGATAGTTTTTAAAACTCCTCCAGTTGAATTGAGTATTTGTAAAGTAACTAGTGTTTTTAATTGATCTTGACCTACTGCATCATCTGCTATTTTTGCTTCGGTAACAGCATCATTAGCAATCATAGTAGTAGAAACAGATCCAGTATCTCCTGTTGTAATAATAGTTCCAGTGATATTAGGTATGGTAATTGTTCTATCGGCCGTAGGATCAACAACTGTTAAAATGGTTTCAAAATCATTTGCTGTTGTTCCTTCAAATATAACATTACCTGAAGTTAAAATTAATTCTGTACCTTGTATTGAACTTGAACCAGTAATTGTAGTTCCTGATATTGCGCCTGAAAAAGTTCCTGTTGTACCCGCTATTGTTCCTGAAGATATCATTGAAGAGGCATTAACAGTTCCTACAACATTTAAAGAATCATTAACTCTAACTGTTGTGGAATCTGTTGATCTAATATTATTTCCACTAATTTCTATTGTACCTAATGTGTGTAAAGAACCTCCAGCAGTTACATTGCCACTAGTAGCAATAATATTTCCAGTAGATGAAGTAAAATTTCCTGATATAGTTACATTTGGAGTTAAACTTAGCGTTAAAGTATCTGTAGCACTTACTACGGCGGTAATTTGATTTGATGTTCCTAAAACACTTAAAGTTTCACCAGCACCAATTACTTGAATTGTTGAACTTGAGTCTCGTATATTCCAACCTGCAACAGAAGAAACAATATTTTTTATTTCTATAACTGCACCTACAATAGACGTGGACGAAAGACCAGCACTTGCAAGTAATGATGGATTACCAAAATCAGTTTGAGTTAAAGTATTTAACTTAACTCGCATTTGTTCTAATGTATCAGTGGTATTAATTACTGTAAATGCCATTGTTTATTTTTTAATTACCTCTTTTAATAATTCTTTTATTTCAAATAATTCTTGCTTTAAAGTATTTATCTCTTTTATTGTATTTCTTATCTGATCGCCTTGTTGTTCACGTGACTTAATTCTATTCATATATATTTGATATTCAGTATTAGAATTATTTACAATTGCATTAGATTTTAAATCTCTCACTAATGAATCGTGTCCTTGAACTTTAAGTTTCATATTATACCGCTAATGCTATTCCTCTTAAATCTCTAATAATAGGAGGATAAGAAGAAATGCTACCTTTCATAACTATTTTAATTTGAAATGCCGTAAACTCATTTATGCCTGTATCGGAATATTTGTATTCTTTAAAAGTACTAAAGTTTTCGGCAGGTGTTACAGTTGTATCTTCAGAACCATCTATATTAAATGGCAACCAACTTAAATCATTTATATTTCTCACTTCTGAAGAGCTTGTAACTCTATAAAATACTCTTACAGAAGAAGATGATCTAACATTTTGAGTTAATCTAACATCTAAAGCTGTAGAAGCATTTTCTAAAATAACTGGTCTTGTTAAATAAACTGCAGCTGATGAAGTACCTGTAGGAGAAGTATCTGATACAAAATTTGGTGTGTTAGCTACTGTTGGATTATTTAATCTATTTTGAATTGCTACTAAACTTGTTCTCGTAACATCTATTACAGGAGAAAGTTTAGAATTAGTGCTTCTTAGAATTACGTTTAAAAATAATGATTTACTTCCTGTCATCTCGTTTGTTTCATTTATAGAACTTGCAACAAGTTGAGGAGAATTAAAGTAAATATTATCTCCTGGTATTACATTAATAGTATTTGTTGTAGAATTTAGACTAAATTCAGAATCATTACTGTGTATAGATTTACCGGTTGTTGTTCTTAAATTGTAAGATAAAGATGTTCCTGGAACTGTTAAAGTACCTAAATTTAAACACGCCACATCATATAATCTATTTTCAGTTGCGGTTACAGTAGTGCCACCAATGTCTCCTGTAGCAGTGGCTGTACCAGCTGTTGTAATGTCATAACTATCTAAAGTTACATTTGAAATACTTGTATATGTTCCATTAATTTGTGTATGTGTTATACCGTTATATGTGCCTGCTGCCACTCCAGCAATTGTAACATTATTATTTGAGCCGTGCATTCCATGATTTTTATGGAATACTCTTATTACTCCTGAAGTGTTTGTTGTTCTCAATGAATTGTTAGGTAAAGTTTTTACAGGTAAAATACCATTAGTAAAAGTTGCTTGACCTGGACTGCTTATAGAAAATTCTGCACGATTAATTTTAAACTTAATATCTTCTTCTTGATCTGCTGTCCAAGTTGATCCGTTTTGCGATTTAAACAACACGCCTGCATATGGATTTTCTGATATTGTTCTGTTTGATCCTACCTGTGTATCTCCTAATCTAGCCACCCAAGCATTATAGTTATTACAATTACTCAATAAACAAAAACTGTATTCTGTTTTTCCCTGTAAATATACGGGAGAAGGAAAAGTAAATTTAGTTGCTGTTGTTGAGTCAGAACTTATATTTACTGAACTAGGATTTAATACAACTTCACCAAAAGGTACGATTGTACGTGAAGGATACCCATTCACGACTTCTCTTATTTGCATTGTAACTGGAATATTAGCATCTTTTGATTGAAAATAACATTCAATAGATGTTACGAAAACGCCTTCAGTATCATCAACTAAAAATGTTTGAGCAATAGGGTCAATCCACGCTATAACTTGTGTTGTATCTCTTGTGGATGTTCTTGTAATATTTCTTGTATCGTTTACCGTTTGTCTAACTAATTGTGGTTCTCTTGTTGAGACAATTGTATTCTGTACAGTTTCTAAAGAACCTTTAGCTATATAATCTGATTCAGCTGAAGTTTCAACGTCTGTTGTTGAGTTAGTAACTGAACTTGTTAATCTGAATAATCTTTGTCCTGTTCTCCATCTAGGATTACTGTTATTAGTTGGATCAGGAATAGCAAAAGTTCCTGATACAGCACCGTTAACATCTGTAACTAAATTACCACCTAATGAACCACCTGATGGTGTAATGTAAGAAGTAATAGCGATATTATCAAAATAAGCATAAACTCTAGTATTTGGTTTTAATCTAGTAGCAGTAAAATTAATTGTTCTACTTCTTATAAAAGGAATAAATGCAATATTTAATACTCTATCACCTAAAGATGTTCTAACAACTTGAGGAACTAAAGCTGATCTAATACCTGTTCTCGTTTGTGAAACTGCTTGTTCAGTTGTAAAAACCGTATCTCTTACAGTACCTACTCTACCTTGATTAACAGCTCTATCACTTTGACTTGTAACTCTTTCTACCGGCGTACCTTGCCAAAAATCTTGCCATTCATTCCATACTGTATCTATTTCAACACTGTCCAAATTAGGATTGCCTAGATTAGCAACCATTGTATCAAAAGCGCCTTGTTCATTAATTAATAAATCAGGAACTCTATTTGTTTCTTTCCATTCATCTCCTGGAGGATCAAGTGTAACTGAACCTGCCCAAGTAAATACGTTAAAAGGATTTACGTTTATATATTTACTAGCATAAGGCTGACTAATTATAGTTGTTTCTACATAAGGAAGAGTTATTAAATCTCCAGTTTTTTGATAAATGTTATCTGTTCTATCCGAAGATATAATAGCTGTACCATCATCATCTGCTTCAATTAATTGTACAGACTCAGAATTAAATAAAGGTCTAACATAACCACCGGCCATATCCATAGAAACTTTATAATCTAAATTTCCTACATCTCCTATTCCGTGTCCTGTAAAGTTGTCCACAATAAATCCGTTTTTAAATCTATCAAATCCTTCAGCATCTTGTATTTGTAAAGATTGTGCTTGTGTTTCTAACAAAGATAATTGAGTGTAGTATTCTACATTTTCAATTCTTTTTTCTAAACGGCCAATATCTCTCATTGTGTATCGTTTATTATCTATTTTTAAAATTCTTAAATCAGTTGTGTTTAAAGTATATGGGTTTAAAAATAAACTATATAAGTGCATAGCATTTTCAAGTCCTTTTGGAATTTGAGGATTTAAAGAACTAGCACCTTTTATAACTTTCAAAAAACCATCTTTATCTAAAAATATTTTATCAACTCTAGGTAAATAAAATTCTAAATCAGTAGTTACATCTGAATTAAATTGAACTATATCAACTATAGAAGCTCCTGTACCACTATATTGTCTATCTTGTATTGAACTTAAAACTGTAGAAGCATCATCAACACGTGGTCTAAAATCTAAACAATCTCTTAAATCAAACTTTGTACCTGTCGTGTCAGAATTATATGATGGTATATCTTCATAATCTATTACTCCGGAATATGAATCAACATCAAAATAATCTCCTGAACCGTGTGAGAAAAAATCAAAATTAATTAATAATCTTCCTGTTGGTACAATTGCACCCGTTTTTAGTTTAATTCTACCTATATCATAAAAATTATCTCTTTGACCTGTGTCTAAATCAAATCTTGTAGTAATATTTGTACTACCAGTTGTTGCGGCTGTACTAAAATCTGCTGACATATAAACAGCATTTATTTTATAAACATCTGCTTTTGCTAATCCTATTATTCCAGATTGTATTATAGTTTGGTTTGAAATCGCAACTGTTTGACTAGTGTTTAAAGTTTTTGTTTTTGAACCTGCAACAGCTCTTGATATTGTGGCTAAAATTTTAACTTTGTGTCCTGAATAATTAGCACCAAAATCTAAAGTTAATGTTTTTCCCTCTGGTGAACCACCTCTTACGAATGTGGTAAATCCTTCGTGATTATTTCCTGATAAACTTAATACGTTTCCTACTGCGCCTGAAACACCTGCACCTAGTGTCATAATAGAAACTGAAAAATCTTTTTCTGTTAGAGCAGGAAACGTTTCGTTTGTGCCGGCTGTTATTGTAACATCACCATTTGAAGATAATGTACCTGTAAAATGTCGTCTTACATTAAAGTTTGTATCTGTAACACCACCATTGGCTGTAGTTTTTAATGTTTTAATTCTTGTATTTGGTAATTGAAATATTGCAATGTTTTTATTTGAACCTTGTAATTTGCCACGATTTCTAAATGCAACTGTTTTAGTGGATACATCAGAAGCACCAACTGCTGTTAATAATTGTAAACTTGTATTTGAGGAAATAGATTCTACTATTCTAGTAATTGTATCACCAGCATCATCAGTAAATGAAATTGAATCGCCAATTTTTAATTCAGTTAAAAATAAAGTACCAAATCCTGTTACTGTTGTTCCACTATTTGCAACTGATATAGAACCAAATATAGGATATCTTTCTCCATATGTTGTATCTGTAGCAACGTCTGCCGTATAAGTAGGCGAACCTGACATACCAACTTGTTTAACTTGTGTAAAATCAAAAGATTGTACACCTTTGAATCCGTATCTTTCATTTTGTATAACTGCTGTTGCAGCTGAAGTAGTACCTGTAATTGTTTCTCCTTCTACAAATGTGCCTGTTACATTATTTAAAACTGTAACACCGTGTGCGGCCGTAGGCGCTGAACTATAAGAAGTTACATTAATTGCCGTATCACCAGCGGCATCAAATAATTGAAAAGTATTTGTTGTAGGATTTTTAACTGTAAATACTGTGCCAGTTGTATATGCAACCGAATTAATAGCAAAAGAACCACCTGTTAAAGTAATTTGCATTCCTTCTTTAAATGAGTGTGCGTTTAATGTTACAACTCCAGGACTTGCAACTGAAATACTTGAAACTGCTGCCGATTTTGTATTAGATATAGATTGAACAAAACCAAAAGCTCCTGATGTACCACCTGTTACTTTTTCTCCGTTAGAAAAAGCAGGCGCTGTTTTTACGTTTAAATGTGTAAACATTTCTACATCAAATAAAAAATGTTTATAAACTGCACTTGTTAAGGCTGAACTAGAAAATGTGTTTGCACTGGCCGTTCCGTTATTTAATTCAAAGCCTCTTGACTTAGCACGACCAATTTGCGGTACTGTAACACCTACTGTTGATTGTTGTGTACCTCTTGTAACTGTGGCTGTATCAAATAGATTAACATTTTTAAATGCTTCAACATCACCAGAAACAAATCCAATATCAGGTGAACCAAATACGTTTGTAACGTTTACAAAATTTTCTACGTCAAATCTTGTATTAAAATTATTTTCTGTACCAAAATCTCTAGCTTTATCTATATCTACAAAAGTTGTTCCTATAGTTTCAATTTCATAACCTTTTACATATGCTTTTCCAGGTGATAAACCTGCAGCTAATTTAGTTTCAACACCACCGTTACCTGATGTAAAAATACCTCTATTATTTCCTGATATTAAATGTTCTCTTATATCTAAATCAAAATCTTTTACAGTATAATCTCCTGATTCGTCATATGTTCTTCTTGCTAATGTATCTTCTAATATTGCATATTCTGTTGAACGAACTTGGTTTTGTCTAATACCATTTGATAATCTTAATAATTCTACAAAGTTGGTATCATCTATTGATGTGAGTGTTTTTTTAGATAATGTTAAATCTATTTTAAATCTGTGAGCTCCTGGTGCATTTACGTTTGATGACCCTTGAGCATTATCAACTAAAGTAACATCATCATTTGAAGTAATAAAAGATTCTGTTATTGTTAGTCCGACTCTATAACTAGGTGTATTTGTGTACTTATCTAGTACTAATGTTTGTTCTGATACTGAAACGTGAAAACCATTTATGTAATAAATTCCTTCAGCTATACTAGCTGCAGCACCTGTAGCAGTTGAATTAACTACAGCGGTTGCTAAAACAGTTGCACTTCCTATTGTTCTGGCTTGTATTGTTTCGCCTGATGTAAAAGTAAAAGATGTATTATTTGTTCCTGTTTTATTATATTTAATATATAAAGTATCTGGATCTGTTCCGTCGGTTGCAACAGCATTTATACAAATACCTACAACACCTGACGTAACTCCTGTTAATTGTTTACCAATATATTCAGCAACTGTGGCGTATGTTTTAGATGTAAGTTTTACAGCGTAATAATTTAAATCAAAAGCAATTTCTCCTGGAATAACCATAGCGCCTTTTTCAAAAAGATGATCTGATATTCTTTCAATTTGATTTTGAAGAATTGTTTGTGATTGTGTTAATTCTCTAGCCTGTACTGCGAATGCTGGTCTAAAAAGAACTCTATGAAATTTCTTTGACTCAGCGTAGTCATCAAAGTAAGGTGAAAGGTTAAAGTCTGTTGGACTTGGCATAAATCTCCCTAAAACTCAATTACTAATTTAATATTTTCGGTTTGATCCGCCGCTCTTGTTATAGGTGCTCGATTTTCAATATATAAAACATCGCCTTTATGTCTATCTAATTCTGTATCTTTATAACCACTTGTAAATGTAATTTGGTCAGCAGTTTCACTTGCTGTTGCACTTGGTGTACCTGTAGCACCTGAAGTTGCACCTGTAATAACATTTGCTCCTGAAAATGCTGTTCTGTTACCTAAAGAACTAAGTCCTTCGTCATTAAATCTTGTTTGTATGTAATGTAATATTTTATTAGTAGAGTCCCACTCTACAACTTTACCTACAGCAAGCGTAGTTGCTTGAGTAATTTTTTCATCAACTATAAAAGTTCCTGGAGTACCAGTAAATCTAACCGCTTTTGTCGCTCTTAATGTTGTAGAAGAAGCTGCTGAACCGCCTGAAAAAGGATTTCTTAATAAAATAATTCTTCTAAAATCATTTTCAGCAGTAAAATCTCCAGTGTTTGCAGATTCAGTTCCTTCCAAACTTGCATTTAACATTACAAAAAAACCACCTAATTCTTTTACTGCATTAAACCCGTGTCCATCTCTTGGTGGAATAATTGCATCTATTTCACAATCTGTTAAACCTGTTGCTCCTTGAGATACTATGTCCGCATTTCGTATATAAGCAATTGTATAACCTGAACCAGCGTTTGTAACTGTTACTGATACTACAATTCCTCCTGATACTGTAGCAGAAATAACTCCGCCTGTACCATCTCCTCTAATTGGTATACCTGTAAATGTTCCGTTTGTACCACCTGTACCTCCAGATTTAATTTTTAATATATTAATAGATCCATTAACGGCAGCTGCAGATACGGTAGCATCTGTAACAACGGCCATAAAATCTGTTGATAAAAAATTTGCTTGTTGTGTTGCTGATAAAGTGTACATATATTTCCACTTATAACCATCAGCAGTTGTTAAAATTCCTGTAGATGTGCCTGTTGGTTCTGTAGTTGAAGCTGCATTACCATTATTATCTAAACACTTATAAACATTTCTTGCTGCAGTTAATACATAGAACGTTGCATCAAATAAAGTTGTTGCACCGCTGTTTGCTGTTTGTGTTGTAGTTGTGCCTGTAATTCTGTTTCCGTAATCGTGTCTATAATAATCATAAACAGTGCTTGTAATCCAGTTTCTTCTTGGTATTACAAAGGAAACATCTGAAGATGTAATTTTTTTAACTGCCAATAAATCATCAAACGTATTAAATTCTTCTATAACACTGTCTGCTGGTGTTATTGCAGCCGAATCTGTACCTTGATTGTCTGATCTTAAATCACCTCTAATTTGTGTAGCAAATGCTTGAGGTCTACCAATACCTAGATAATATACTTCTGGTGAGGCTTCTGTAAATGATTCGCTAAATTGTTCAGCGTTGTTGATTCTAAACTTATTTGTTATAATTGCTGGCATAGTTTTTAGTTTCTTTTGTTATATTTATACAAGTTATTCAAACCTACTATTATTTATACTCACTTATGGTGTAGTTGTTATTGTAATTTCAGCAGGTATTGTTAACTTTGTTTTAATTTTTCTGCCTAATTCTGAAGAACAAAATAATAATGTATTATCTACTCCATCTAATATTGTTCTTGTACCGAATGTAACATTATTACTTAATTCTGATATAGAATAATTTGTGTCTGTTGTTCTTATAAAAGCACTTAAAGCTTGTTTATTAATAGTATCATAACGAGGACCTGCATAGGCAAAACCTTGTATTACATTTATATCATTAAATATACCTCTTAACCTAGGAGTTATTGTTAATCCTATAGGATTTCTGAATAAAGTTACATCTCTTGTTGTTGAAGAAAAAGGAGAAATTGTTGAAGTATTTAAATCTGCGGCAACACCTACAGTTGCTGTGGTTCTTAAAGTAGTTCCATCGTCTATTGTTCCCAATCTTCTGCCAAATATCGTAGAAAATAAAGTATTAAGAACACTGAATAAAGGAGATTCAATGGTTGATGAAACAGCGCCTGTAATAGGAAATCTTATTTTAGCATTCACTTTTGAATATACATCAACTTGTCCTGCAAAATAAAAGCCAGCTGTATGCATTGTTTTTTTAAAATCATCTCTCCAGTCTTTAATTGATCTAGCAACTTTTATTACATATGAAAAATCTTGGTAAAATAAACTATCTTGTATTTTCATAGTAGATTCAGAAACAAATCCATCTTCGTTTACAAATATTCCATCAGTATCAGCAACTGCACCTACAGTCAATACAGCTAATGAATTATTTAATCTTTTTATTGTAGCAGTAGCTCCTGAAGTTGCACCTGTAACCAACGTATCTATATTAATTGTTCCTGAATTATTTTTTAAAATTAATAACCCTCTTGGTGCATTATAACTTACAACTGTAGCAGAAACTCCACCTGTTATTGTGACTATCTCTCCTTCTAAAAAAACTAAAGAAGCATTTAAAACTATACAAGGTTTAAAAAAATTCAAAGTAGGCGGAGTAGGAGATAATTGGTGGTCAACTCCTAATTCCACTGTATTTAAATCTAATACTTGGCCAATTTCTGTGCTAAAAAGTTTTAAATTGCAACCTGTACCTGCAATTGTAGAAATAGAAACAATAGGTAAAGATTTATACCCATATCCTTTATTATACAAAAATATATCAGTTACATCTCTATTACCTGTTCCCAATTCTTGTATTAATTTATTTCCTGTATAAGTGTCCGTTTGGGTTGTTGCGTCTTCCAATATAATATGATCTTCTGTTGTACTTGTGCTATCTTCAGGAGTAAATGCTCCGTTAACAATAGAAATAAATCCTGCAGCACCTGATCCACTTGTGTTTGTGTTTGCAAAAACTAAATTGTCACCAATATCGTAACCTGAACCGGCAGTATCAATAAGTATTTCTGTAACGCCACCCGTTGAAATAGTTTTTGTTTGAATAATTGCACCTGAACCTCCTCCAATAATAGATACGGGTTCTATTTCAGAATGTAAAGAACCTGCATTTGTTATTATTTTTGTTACGGGAATACCTGTAACCGTAGCCTTAATTAAAATATCATCTGTGTCACTGGCAGTTCCTCTAATTTCCTCACCAACAATAAAAGAACCGAATATACTATCCGCATTTAAAATAAATTCAGATACTTGATTTACACCAATTAAAAAATCTGTAACGTTTTCAACAATAGCTGTTGCACCTGATGTTTGTCCTGTTATTGTTCTGCCAACTAGATTTGAAGAATTTCCTGTTATATTAAAAGATCTTAAAACTTTATTAGATGTAAATTTACCATCTGATACTCTTAACATTTGTTCACGTGGATAAAAAGTTTCTGAATTTTCGTTAAATAATAATCTAAAAAATACTTCGTGTCCTATTTGTGTGCCTTTTTTTTGATATATAGATTTTATATTTTTAATTAAATTTCTTTTATTTACATTAACGTTTAAATTTTCTGGTAGTGTAACCAAAAATTCATTTCTAAATTGAGTTAAAAAATTTGAAATAACCTTGTCAGGATCTCTAAAATTTAATAATTCCTGTATACTGTTTACGGGATTTGGTTTATAATTACTAATTACAGCACTTGCATTTGAAGTTAATCCAATGATTGTTTCACCTTTAATAAATTTATTTTGTGCTACAATAATTAATCTATTATTATCCAAATCTTCTGTTAATACTGTAGAGGTAGCTTTTGAAATTTCACCTTTTATAGTTTCACCTCTTGTAAATTTACCAAAAGTAGAACTTTCTAAAAGTATTTTATCGCCTTCATCTAATGCTGTTCTATCAGAATCAATGCGAGAGCCATCTAATATTAATTGATTCTGTTGGTTTGTTTGAGTTTCTAATTGAATACCGTCTGTAGTTTCAACGGAAATAACTGATAGTTCAGCAGCCTCCATAAATGTATAATATGTTTCTAAAAATTTTAAAAATTTAGGATGTTCATCAATTACAAAATCAGGTACTTGTGAAGCTATTAAGTTTGAAAGTTTATCTTTAAATGTAGCCATAAAAACTAATAGCTAGTTGTTGTTGTGTAACCTATACCAGCATCTGATGAACCACCTATAAAAGTATCTGGTTCAACTGTAATAAAAGAATTAGTAACATCAATCTCTATGATTTGATCTCTAACAGGAATTATGTCATTTGAATTTGGTTTAACAGTTAACTCTATAACCGTTGAAGTTGCACCTCTTATATTTTCTATCGTTGTTATATTTAATGAATTTAAAGTAATTTGTCCTGTTGAATAATTAATAGTGCCTTGTGTATTGTTTGCATAAGTTCTTACTCCACCTGATAATCTATATCTTCTTATATTGCCTATACCATCATCATCTAAAAAATAAATGTTAGTTATGTCACCACTTATTTTAAATCCTGATGACTCTAAAATCCCACCTTGTGAAGCATTATAACCTAACACAGGATTATATAATGCGTTTCTAAAGTATATGTTATATTTTGTAGATGAACTTAAAATAGGTGTAAATGTTTTTTTAATTTTTATTGTTGTTATATTTGATACTATACTTGTATCTGTATTGTCAATTAAACCTAACAGTTTTGAATATCTGAATATGCCATCAAATTTCTGTAAAGTGTTTGTATTGTAATCGGTAATAGTACTCAATACATCTGATTTTAAAGTTGCAGCTGATTTTGTAGTTAATCTTGAATCGTATTTTACATTACTTGTAATCAAAACAGAAGTTGTTTCAGGATCTACAATAACTGGCCTTACGGAAGCAACATTAAATGGCCTTAATGAGGATACTATACTTGCTTTAGTAGAAGCTGTTAACGTAGAACCACTGGCTGCTTTGATTGCAATTTTTACCGTTCCGTAAACAGGAGTTTCATCATCTTCTCCACCCCAAGCACTCACTGATAGAGCATTAGGATAAATTGATTTTACAATAGTTTCATAGTCTGAAGTTGTAACGGCACGATTTTGTGTTGCGTAACTTAAAGGTGCGTTAAAACGAATTGATTCTTTAGATTCAGCAGCGTTACCACCTTGTGATATAGAATTAGTTGTAATTGTAATATCAGAAAATCCACCAATATTTGTTGCTAAAGTAAATGTAGAAGCGCCATTTGATTCATCTCTATTTGTAACAATATATTCTAAAATAACTATATTGCCCGTTGAAACAGCCGCACCTAAAACACCATCGCCAAAATAAACTTCAAATTTACCATCATCTACTTCTTGTAAAAAATAAACTTTAGATGTATCTGTAACACTATTAAAACCACCTGCTAATGAATAAATGTTTGTAGTTGTATTTGTAGAACTTTCTTGTACTGATACTTTGAGTGTTGTTGTATCAGCATTTGCATTTTGAATTATGTATTTTTGGTCTGGATCTTCATTATCAACTGTATATCTAAATGTAACTAAAGTACCTTCGTAAATATCTACATCTGAAAAATTAAATACACCATTTGTAGGAGTAATTGTATAATCTTCGTTTGTTAAATATTGATAACCTACTCCTGAAACTGTAGTTGTAAATATTGTGCCCTTTGGCATTGTTAAAGTTGAGCCTGTTGCATCATTTACTTCAATATCTATACTTGCTACCGGTGATCTTACTGATGATGGTGTGTAGTTTAACATTTTAGCTAACGACACAATATTTTTTCGTATGTCAGCACTGTCTAAGTACATTTCGTTTGCTAACATATTAGCATTGAAGCCTAGATAGTGTGTGTTGTATGCTAATACATCTAAAAGTATAGAAAAGCCTGAACCTTCAAAATTATAATCTTGAAATTCTGTTTGACTTTGTAAAAATGTTTTTAAATTTGCTTTTATACTATCAAAATCAAAATCTGATACTTCTAATTTGTTACTTGCCATCTTATCTTAGTCTTTCTAAAAATGTTTGTACTTCTATTAGATCATTTGAACCAATAACGTAAAAATAAATTCTCAAATCATATGAATTGCTATCAATATTCGGATTTGATACTATTTGAACTAATTTAATTCTTGGTTCAAAATTAATCAAAACTTCTTGTACTTTTCTTTGCAAATTCAATGCAGTTAGAGGCGTCATTGGCTCAAACAACATTGCTCTTACACTTGAACCTATTTCTGGATGAAAAGGTCTATCAAAGTGTGATGTATTAATTAAATTTCTTATACTTCTCTTAACAGCTTCAATATCAGTTAACTTATTTACATCATTTGTTACCGAATTACGACCAAAATCTAAATCTAAATCTCTATATTGTTTTGTGGCTCTTTTACTTTTGTTTAAAGAACCAGCATCGTAGTTTGGCATACGTATATTTATATTAATTTACTGAAACATTATCAGAACCACTAATAATATCGCCACAAGATGCTGAATCGCCGTCTCTACATACTCCTATACCATTTACAAATACATTTGCTGATCCTTCTGACATAGGTGGTGATGGACTATGTGGTGGCAATCCGTGTCCTGCAACTCTATCGCCAATTCTAACAACTCCAAAACTATTTACAAAAACATTTTCACTTCCTTCAATTGCAACGCCGCCGGCAGCGTCTGTATCTTTACGTGCAACGCCTGGCATTATCTTCCTTGGCCTCTATACTTCTTATAACTTCGTCTTTTGTGTTTATTCATCATACATTTACTGTGAAATCCACGGCCAATGCTTGTTCTTTTTGGTTTACTTACTTTTTTTGAGGAATTTGTGTTTCCTGCTACTTTTCTTGCCATAATTTTTTGCCTTTTTTAGT